GAACAATGATAAACTCTGTGATCGCATTCTGTACTTTTTCTTTTGGCCCAGCCAGGAAAATCTAAAGGTTGCGGCCCAGAACTACACATGTTACATGTTTGATTTGGCAACAGGTTTCTTCCAGAAAGACATGTATTACACACTCTTGGCCTATTGCTTTTTTTAATTCTTTTTTGTTTAGAGGAGGATGTTCTTTTTTCTCTTTCTGGGATAGTTCCATCTTTTAGGGGAACCCTATCCCCCTTCCATAAATTACATGATTTGTGTGCCAGCCTTAAATTATTAACATTCCAAGATCCACCTTTAGATAAAGGAATCCAGTGATCTATTGTTCTTTTTTCTTTTTTCCCAAAAGGATTTTTACAAATAAAACAAAGATCGCCATCTCTTTTTATAAGAATATCAATAACTTCTTGCTTCCCCTGCCAAGTTATTTCAATCATTAAACCATTCCTATATGCCAATCATTATTAGGATCATTCATTGGAGGTACTCTTATTATATTGTTCGGATTGGCAGCAGATGCAGCAGCAAGTCTATTATCTCTTATTAATTGCTTATATGTATGCACCTCAATTTCAACATCGTCAGATTCTTTTCTTGTTCCTGTAATTGAATTATAGATAGCGCCACATACTGCATCAGACAAGTCCTTAGATCCCTTTCTTGGGTGATCTACTTTGTCACGAATAATTCTTAGTTGTAATAGTTCGTCAACTAGAAGAGGTATTCTTGGGCCAACAATTCTTTCTTCTCCTACCAACATAGCCATATCATCATAGTGCTTCTTAGCAACTGATAATGTTTCTGTTTGCATACCAATCATTCTAAGTTCTGATTGAATATCATGCGACTGCCAGCGGTCAAATGTGGTCTTTTTAATATTAAATCCGCGAGACCTAAGATCTACAATAAACTGCTTAACTTCTGAAAAGTCTACTGACTTATCTGATGTTGGAGTCCACCATCTTACACAATCAACAACCACCACTGGGCTTACTACATTATGGTCTAAGAAGGACTTAATGTTTACCCATCTATCAACGTGAGCCAAGGCGACCGCACAGTGATCATGCTTTTGTGCAAGGTCAACATGGACGAAATATTCTTTTTCTTCTACTGGTGTAAAGAAATCATAGAATCTTCCAAACTCATCCACCCCATTGTACGGCTGATTAAAGCATGTTTCAATCTTATCTCTTGATTTGAAAAATGCATCTATTGAGTCTGGAGGCATACATGCAAAACGTGACAAGGCATCTATTGAATTGGTAAAGAATGCTCTCTTAAAGTCATCAATGCTTCTTGTTGGATTTATTTCCCAGGTGGGTCTTTTTAGTGCGAACACTCTTGGAAATCTATATGCATTTATGTTGTCTTCTTCCCAGTCAATTTCAAACTTGTTTTCTTCTATTACATCATCAAGTTCGTCATCGATTTTAAATGTATGATTTCTTACAATGACTTCTTTGTCAGCAATTACGGAGTCATACCGCTGTTGAATAAAGTCGCCCTTGAATCTTGGGAACGACAAAAGAATTACTTTCCCATAGTCTGGAAATCGTGAGTCTACTGATGCTCTATACATATCATAGATGGCTTGTGCTGTTTTAGACTGGTCACTGCCACTAGTTGACTCCATGCTGAAGCCAGAAATCTCATCTAGAATGACACAAATAACATTGTATCCTTCCCATGACTCTCTTTCAGAGTGTCCAGAATGACATGTTATAGATTTATCAAAAGATACAGCCTGTTGGGTAACAGTATACTTTCCAACAAACCACGGGGATTCCTCAATTCTTTTTCTGAATCCTTTGAAGAATACATTTTTAGCCTGGTCAGCGTTAATAGCAATATTAATAATATCAATGGCATCGCCAGGGGGTTTACCATAATATTTCGCTGGATCTTTGAGGCAAAGTAGCAAATAAACAAGGTATGCAACAGCAACCGTAGACATATAATCCTTACCGCTTCCTTTTCCAAGTTGCAGGATTACTTCATTGCAGGTTTGCTTATATCTTTTTAAACCTTCTTCTTCACCATATATTCTTATTAGAGTTTCTTTTTTATATATCTGAGTCATTGATTTGATACATTGATACTGGTATTCAGAAAGTGGAGGAAGTCTTAAGTATTGTTCACTAGTTGCGAACTCTTCAATAGTTACAGGGATCTCATCAAACTCGTCACCATCAAGTGCCTGTAAAAAATCCTCAAACATCAGTATCCTTCTGCTCTTCCAGTAACCTGAGACAGCCTTTGGGACACCTCTTTACGACACTTATCACAGTCTGCAATTACTTCTTTTAGAATGCCGACAAGTACTTCTTGTTTCTTTTCAGTCTCTATAATTTGGTCAGCAATCTCATTATTTTCAATGAGCCCAGCCTTTTGTAGCATATCTATTTGCTTTTGCTGAACGTCTGATATAAGTTTTAGGGCGGCTGTTTTTTGTGGCAATAGCCCTTGCTGGTCTGCCTGACTAACTACTGACCATGCTTCTTCTATTAGCATAGAATAATGTTGATCGGCACCAGCGAGTGCTTCTCTTGCTCTATTTTGAATAGTCTGATCACTATGAATGACACTGCGCCATTCATTAAGATACTCTTGAACCTCTGTTCTTTTAAATCCAGTCTGCTTGGCAATAATACTAGGGTTAGTAGTTCCCTTGAGAAATACCTCAACAACCTTATTAATTCGCTCCCAGCGGTCAGCAAGTTCTAGTTCAGACAACTTCCTTCTTCTTCCCTGTTCTCTTAGGCTTTACTATACCCTTTAATTCCTCTACATAAAATGATCTAAATGGTCCTACAGGCATCTGAAGGCAGTCAATCCACGATACATTTTTCTCATAGTTAATAACAAGACTAATGAACTTAAAGGTTCCTCTTCTGTTCTTGAATCTAATAATGCTTCCAGGAACAATTTCATCTTTACCGTGCTTTAGTTCTTTGAATACCTTAATGTTATTATTGTACGGGAAAGGGACGCTTTCAGTTTTTCTTTTTTTCCTAGTAGTCATAATTTATCACCTCTATTATATCATTATAGAGAATGGCCTCCGTTGCGAGTGGGCGACCAAACTAATCCTGGCCTGTCAATATTTCTAATAAGCCTTATGCCACAATCTGGGCAAATGGCATTATCTCTTTGCTCTATATTTAATATAAACTCATACGACTTGTCACATTCTAGACATGTAAATGTATATAAAGGCATTACTTCCATGTCTCCTTTATTGCAATACTCAATAGTACCAGATAGCCCATAAGATCGTCAAGATCATTTTCTTTAAAAGTATCGTCACCGTTACTAAATCTAGATAATTTATCGTCAATTCGTACCTTGAGTTGCTCAGTGGTGTCTGAGTGAGAAAAAATTCTCACTGGGTTCAACGCTGAGTTTCCATATGATCTATTCTTATCAATTAAAAGGTCTGAAATTCTATTGCATTCTGACTGAATGGCTGCCTCAACTTTGTTTCTTGGAATAGTGCCAAGGCTTGACCTAACATTATCCATAATTTCTTTGGTATACATTGACTGTACATCTTTTTCAATCACTTAGACCAACTCCTTTGATTTCTAATAAGTCCATATTGTACTAAATATCTATAAATAGTTTGATGGCTGGTGTTACATTCTTTTGCAATATCCTGTATTGTTTTTTTATCAACTACATAGCGCTTGGTTAGCCAAGATTTACTTTGATATAGTTTAGCCATTGTTCACCAACTTATGGTATGCATAGTAGGCAATTCCCATTGCATCACCAGCATCGTGATCTTCAACGTTTATGTTATATTTATTGTTAAAGTAGTCCATAGTTTTTTGCTTACGCATTTCTCTAGCCTTATTACGATACCATGAATCTGACTTGCCTGGAAAGTCTTTTCTCAAATTATCTTTTTCTACTTTAGTAAAGTTTTTATTTCCAATAAATGGCTGCCATGCACTTGGAGGAACAGTGACAATCATATCTTTTCTCCAAGCCAACGCGGACACAACGGAGCCAACAATCATTGCCATCTTAATTGCAACATCTTGAGATTTAACCATAATTGCAGACTCAATGCATATGTAGTCTACAGATAGCAAATCTTTATTCGCCGCGACCTTTTGATGCGCGTCAATTATTTTGTCATGAATAGTAGCACCATAAAAGTTTATCTTTCCCCACTTTATTGGCTTTTCGTCAAAGATGCAGAAAGCCAGAGAAGTAGTAGATGAATCTATGCCTAATATTCTATTTGCTCTTGGCTTTGCTAATTTTGCTATTGATGACACCAAGCATCTCCTTAATCTTTATACTATTATGATCCTTAGTAGAAATTTCACAGGCACCACATATATTATTAGAATTATATCTGCTTAATTCTTTTGAACAGTTCTGGCATATTCTTATGATTCCAGCGAGCCGTGCTTTATTTTCATAATATCTTTGCATAATTCTTTTATTAGTGGCTCCACGACAACAAATGTTGTCGCAGTATTTTTGATTCTTTTTTCTACTTTGAAAATGATTCCCACAAAAACCACATATTTTAAAACTATCGTCAGTCATCCACGCCAACTTTAAGATTATCTATTTTTAGTGTTCCCTTAGGATCTAAAGAATTACATTTTTCTAAAACTGGACACCCTTTACATTGCCAAGTTGATTTGGTATATCCACGCTTAGGAAGTTCTCTAGACTTCCATGTTTCATATACATTAGTCATCCAGTCAAATACGTACCTTATATAGTTTTTATTTTTTTCAGACATTACTACTGGAATTGCCAACAACTCATTGTCATTTTTATTTTCGTAAAGAAGGAATCCTTCATCGACTCCTTCTACTTCCATATAAATTAAAACCTGTAGCAAGTGGCTATTTGACGGCTGCATTTCTTGTTTTCTAGCAATGAAGTACTGATCTTTAATTGTTTTAATTTCACCAACAATTTCTTTTCCATCAACTTCCAGGATTATGTCGGCAAATCCACGAATTGGTGGCTTCAGGGATATTATCTCCCTTTCTTTTTCTTTCAACAGTCCAGCCTTTTCCATTGCAGCCTGAATTCTAGTATGCGAGTCAGTACCATTATCCATAGATGCAATATTCATAGCAGGAGTATCCTGTGTAAACTCTGTTCCATCGAATGCTATGATCCAGTACCTAGCACAAGTTCCATGCCCATAACCAAGAGTGCTGGGAGCAAAAGAGTTTTTCTTTTTATATTCCGTAGTGGGTCGCTGATCTTGATAGGAACTATAAATTAGTTTAACTAATTTTTTAGGATCGACAGCGGTATCCTTTGGTCTATTTCTTATTGATGATATTAAATTCTTTGCCATTAGTATCCTAAATTCATTCTCGCTACGTACTTTAGTGAATCGACAAGTTTGTCAATTGAGTCTTTAAGGGTGTAGTACAGATTCTTTTTAATATTGTTAGCAGAACCTGATGGACCCTTTGCTAAAGTAGAATAGTATGTTGCAAGTATACCAAACTTTGCTGATAGTGCCTGCAACTTGGCAATTAAAACTACCGCCTGTGTTGATGGAATGTCTGGCTTACTGAATATCTTTACAACTAATGCAAGCGCCTCGTCAACTTCACTATCACTTAAGAAATCATGAATTTCAGTAAACTCTGATATTTCATTTATCAGATCAATCGTGTTTTCCATTTTCCACCAACTCCTCTAATTTAGACCATTCAATTACCGCAAGTCTTGTTTTCCCATCTAAAACTAATAATAATGCTGGATCTTTACTTCTATCTGTTCTTAATGTATCTGTTACTATTTTTGCCCAGGCATCCTGGCTTATAGAATATGACTTTGAATATTCTTTAATATCAACAATGAAATTCTCCCAGGTAGCATCTGATTTGGCGTACTGCCCCCTACCTGAATTTTTATGAGCCTTTCCACCGATTCTTTTAATTTCTGATCTTTCGCTCATATTGATGCCTTACCAGGATGACCATTTGAACACACCCAAGTTATAAGCCTTTGTCTTTCATTAAACTTTGCTTCATATGAAGTTTCATAGCATCCGTTTTCTGGACAGCCATAACTTCCTTCTATATCAATCAATTCACTATCATGATTTTTAGATTCACTATCTGTTGAGATAAAACTTTTTGGATCTATCATATCTTTTCATACACCAACTTAGTTAATTCATCTTTCATGTCAAGATCTTCTCTTGCTCTCGCAACAACATTGGCACGACCTTGAATTCTATCTCCAAGAACTGTGTACCATGCTCCACCACGCTCAATAATTCCAAGCATTTCTGCTGTGTCAATTAAATCTGCTGTAGTGTCAACACCTACATGATCGCCCTGAAAATAGAAGTCATATGATCCAGTAATAAATTGAGGGCCAGTTTTATTATAGTCAATAGTCCAGTTTACTGGTCTTCCAATTTTTTGTTCTATTAGTTTGTCCCCTACAGATATTTTCCCCTTAATGGACTGGGCCTCCGCCTCGCTTGACCATAGTTTAATGATGGTGCTACTAAAAAACTTAACTGCCATGCCACCCGTGGGAATATGGCTTGCGTGCATAGTTCCGAATTGATTACGTTGCTGAGAGATAAGAATAAGAAGAGTTTTGTCATTGACATAGTTAAGCATTTTTACTGCATGTGTCATATCTTTTGCTTCTGCACCAATTTGTTTTGTATCTTGCAGTTGTTTAAGATCGTCAGAATCTTTTTCAAAATAAATGGCTGGAAGAAGAGCAGAGATAGAATCTACTACTAGCACATCTACACCAGACTTAATAAGTTGTGTACCAATATCGACCATATCATTTATTGTTTTTGCTGGAGCATAAATAAGTTTTTCTGAATCTACTCCTAATGTTTCTGCCCATTCTGGAGAATAAGATTGTTCTGCATCAATCCAGGCACATAGTTTTCCATCTTTTTGAGCCTCTGCAATAATTTGTAGGCAAAAGGATGATTTTCCAGCACTCTTATTACCCCATATTAAAACTTGACGACCATATGCTAGTCCACCTTTAAGTGCTACGTTCAGCGATAGGCTTGGTGTTTTTAATTTTTGTATTTCTACTTCTGATGCTGCGCCCACCAGTTTTCTTATTTTCGGATCTAGTTTTGCTAGTACTTCTTCTATCATTATCTCTGTCATAAAAATGATTCTCCAATATCTCTGCTAAATTCTTAATGTCTTGCTCGCGTGATTTTTTAAGTTTTGAAATAATAGACAGCATAAGGTTTTCATCATACCCACGGATAACCATCATCATTTCGTCATCTGAGCCGTATAAGAAATATCCTTTTGTTGTCATAGTATATCATCCACGAACGCCGTGTAGCCGTGGCCTGCTCTTATTAACCCCAGCCTTTCGTTTTACAGCCTTATGAAGCGAATCATATACTTCGCCTGAGAGCCTTAAACCTTGGTATAAATCAAGGACACGAATGATAATATCGGCTAATTCTTCTACTACAGCGTCCTGTCCCTTAGACTTTCTTAACGCTTCAAGAACTTCAGTTGCCTCTGAATGAATCATTGCGAGTTGTTTGGCGTAGAAAATAAAATGATCTTCCTTGTCCATACGCAGACGGGCATCCCAAAATCCTTTTTCTACTGCTGTCTTGTGCAACTCTGATGCTAAACTATCTAAATTCACGAATTTCTCCACTCAATACTATTAATTGCCATAGTCCCGTCATCTAATTCTTTCATGACTACTTTGGCTGACCGCCCAGGTTTCATAGACATACGGGCTTGTGTATATATTTTAGGGAATGCAACAGCAGAAATCAAGGTTTTATCCTCTTCAGATAAAACAACATTAGCCATATTATCTCCCTTTTTAGTTTTCCTGCTGGAAAAAGAAACTACAAAGTATTCTCCATCTACAAGAGGTAGATTTGTAGCAGTAATGTATCTAGAAAATCCAGTATCTGACTTCTTTAATTCTTCTGGCAATACATATTCTGCAATTCTATTATTACTTACTAAGAATAGATACATTTTGCCAGATTCTATTTGAGTATCCTCATCATGGAATATTCCTGCTGTTCCTGTTTTATCAACTACCTCTACTCTTGACCAGCCCTGACCACGCTTAATTGACTTAACCATTGCAAGAATAATAAATGAGCCGCGCTCAGAGTAGTCGTCTAGACTTTTAATGTACGCATCCAAATACCTTGGAATATCTGCGTTAAACTCTGGAACATTGAGGTACTCATAAAGATATTCCTTCTCTTGACCAGTCCTTGGGTTGTCATCAAAAGCGAGGGCACCAATACGATTAAGAACTGCTACCGCCCTACTATTAATTCCTGATCCCTTAGCAGATGCAATTTCTACAAATTCATCATACGATGAATACGGTCTATTGTCGATAATCTTATTGGCAATATTTTCTGATACATATTTAATATTTCCTAGACCGAATCTAATTGAGTTTCCAGTTATAGCAAAGTCAATTTCTGACTCATTAACATGTGGTAGCAATATCCTAATTCCAATTCTCTTTGCTTCAATTAGATACTCCGTTCGTGTATCCTTGTCTGATTCATTCTTAAGCAAAGAGTACATAAACTCTAGTGGATAGTAATGCTTTAACCACGCCGTCCAATAACTAAGCATCGAATAGGCAACAGCATGACTCTTATTAAACGAGTATCCAGCGTGGGCCTCAAAGTCGTGCCATAGTTTCTCAGCGGCTTCCCTGCTGATATGCTGTGAAGCACCATCAATAAACTTATCCTTGAACTGGTCGAATTCTTTTGCATCCTTTTTCTTTCCAATAATTTTTCTAACCTTGTCTGCTTCTGCCATGGTCATTCCACCCAGATGCACACAGGCTTGCATAACTTGCTCTTGGTAAAGAATACACCCATATGTATCCTTAGTAAATTCTTCCATGATTGGGTGTATATACTTAATTACCTGACGGCCCTTTTTACGTTTAATGTAGGCTGCGCCAATTGTATTCATAGCACCAGGACGAACAAGAGCATTAGAGGCAGCAAGTTCATCAAAATTACTAATACCCATCTTAAGAATTAGATTCGTATACGGAGCGGCTTCTGCTTGGAATATTCCCTTGGTATGCCCAGCAGAGATATCTGCAAATACTTCTGGATCATTCAAGGCAATAGAGTTTAGGTCTATATCCTTATCGGACCTTGACTTAATAATATCTAAGGCGTCCTTGATTACTGTTAGAGTCTTAAGTCCAAGGGCATCAATTTTAATAAGACCAATCTCCGCTGCCTGATCCATGTCAACTGCTACGACAGGAATTCTTCCATCGCTCTGAGTATCTTTCCTAGTTTCGATTGGTGCTATCTGACTCAATGGAATTTTTGATGTAACAATGCCTGCTGCATGTACCCCTGTCCCACGAATCCTTCCACGCAACTTATCTGCATACTCTGCAACATCTGGATACTTATTTCTAAAAGACCTAGTTGTCTCAGAACTAATAAATTCTTCCCAGGTCTCAATATTTTTAAGAGCAGCATTAACATCAGTTAGTGGAACATTGAATGCGCGAGCAACATCTCTGACGACACCCTTATCCTTAAAGGTCAAGAAGGTGGCGATAGATGCCACATTTTTATATTCATCAATAAGGTACTGCTTGACTTCTGAGCGACGACGATCTTCATAGTCTACGTCAATATCTGGGAAGTCATTTCTTTCTGGATTAATGAATCGAAAGAACAACAAGCCATGCTCAATTGGATCTACCTCTGTAATACCCAATACATAACATACTAAACTACCAGCGGCAGAACCTCTTCCTGGGCCAACCAATATTCCATTTTCTTTAGCCCACCTAATCATATTTCCTACAATAATAAAGTATGAAGAAAAGTTCTTTGACTTAATAATAGAAAGTTCTTCGTTTAGTCTCTCTCTGTACTCCAGATTATTAAATAATCCACGGCTCTTAAGTCCAGCAATAGCCATATTTTCAAGTTGCTCGTCGGGGCTTGAATGGTTTATGGGAAGTAGGTCTAAGTTTTCCTTACGCTTATAGTCTGACACCTTATCAGAAATCTCAACGCTGTTCTCGTACAAGTCGTCACGATAAATTCCCTGCGCTTCCATTCTTGTCTTAACGTCAGCAAAGTCCATGAGCCAGATATCTAAATCTTTAAATGACATTTGACGATCCCCATACAGATAGTTTAGTCTTTCAATAACATCACTAATCTTCTTGCTGCCGTCAAACGTGGAGTCTTTTTGAATCTTTGGGTGAGTCCCAAGGATAAGCATGATTTCCTCTGCTATACGATCCTTTGGTGATGCGTAATGACAATCTAAGGTAACAGTTGATTTAATACTTAAAGAGTCTGCTAGTTCTAGCAATGCCTTGTTTAATTCTGCTGGATTGTGTGGCTGCAATTCCATATAAAAGTCATCACCGAATGTATCCTTGAACCATAGGGCATGTTGCTTTGCAATACCAAGATTTCCATTCTCAATGGCCTTGGCAATAATTCCATTCATGCAACCAGACAGCACAACAAGATCATTGTTATATTTTTCTAGAAGTTCAAAGTCCATTCGTGGCTTCAAGAAGAAGCCTTCTTCCCAGGCTAGTTCAGACAGCCTTCCAAGATTAGAAAGACCATTATCATTCTTTGCAAGAATAATTAGGTGATTGTAAATTTGATCGTCAGGAGTCCTGTCCTTCTTGGATCTCTTATCCAATCTATCTGGAGTAAAGTATGCCTCAAGTCCAAGTATAGGCTTGATCCCCGTTTCTTCTCCAGCCTTTAAAAGTTCCATGTGTGCGCTCAGAGAGCCGTGATCTGTAATAGAAAGAGCGCTCATGCCAATTTCTTGGGCTCTTTTCATAAGTTCTAATGGAGAAGAAAATCCATCTAGAAGTGAATAGTAAGAATGTGAATGATGATTATGAAACATACCTCTCCAAATAGTAGTGGGCGGTAAGAGTATATCCTACCGCCCACCCCCCAGTCAATGAATTACCACTCAACTGCTGCTGATGTAGACGTATCAACATCTACACCCATGTAGAACGCTTCTTGATCTGGATATGAGATATTACGAATTGCAACCTTGTCAAGTTCGTACACCTCAATGCCTGACCAATCAAACTTCTCAGAGTCGGTGGCGAGAGGAATAAGAGCGTACATTGTCTGAGTTCCTGTTCCCGTCCTCTTAAGTCTCCAAGTAAGGTTGGAGATTGAGTTTGTATCTGCTGCATACTCTACGAGCATATTGGTCGTAGGAGACTTGGAACTAACTCCTTGTGACCATACTGATGTGTAATGGTCGCCAGTTCCATCATCTACTAGAACATTGCAGTAAAATCGTAGGCGAGACTTCCATCCAGCCTTTGGATCTTTACGATGCATTTCGCACCCAAAACAACGACCCTCATCGTCTAGTGTACAAACCGCTTTACGTCGATAATCCTTTGGATTAGTATGCTCTGCAACAACAATTGCTAGACCACGCTTTTCATCATAGTTCGGTGAGTCTGGATCGATTTCATTAATAAATCTAATCTTAACGCTCTGACCGTCTTCTACCTTAAGCCAGCGAGCGCGTGGTGCGTCATCCATAATTGGGCGCTCCATCTTCTTTTTAATTCCTGCCAGTCCTGTAATAACACCCATAATATTTCCTCCTAATATTTGACCCTATACATGAGCCGATATAGTTATTATACCTCAATAGTTTTACTGCCGCAAGCCTTTTCCCACATTTGCATAATTTCATTGTCTTCCAGATCACCTATATCCTTTACGCTTCCTACGTCCATAATAACTATATCTTTAGATGATAAAGAAGAGTTAGCCTTCTCCACCATTCTTTTCCCAGCGTCATCTTTATCTGGACAAAGGATAATTCTATTTGCATATTTATTCAATAGTGCCAGTTGATTTTTTGTAATTCCAGCACCAAGAGTAGCAACAGATGGTATGCCCAACTGCCACATTCTTATACTATCAAAACTTGATTCCAGCACTACTATGTTTTTTAGTTTTGATCTATTAAGATTAAATAGCACATGTTTTTTTGGAAGACTTGTTGAGTTTTTGAAAACCTTACCTTCTACTGATCTACCAACGAATCCAACGTACATTCCATATTGATCTTGTACAGGAACAGTAACCATATCCTGTTTAATAGAATACCCAAGTTTCATCTCAATAACGGCATCCATATATATGCTTCTAGATTTAAAATAGTCCAGGGCACGTTGATCCTTTAAAAGAGATTTGTGCAGTCTATTGATTACTTCTACATCAAACTCTTTAAGTTCATCGTCTGGAGGAGAATTTAATTTGTTCTCAACTATATCTAATATATTAACTGTAGCAGATGCCGACTGAATTACTCTTGATGCCTCAAAGAAGTTTCTATTGGTTGTTTTCATTACTAGGTCGGTGACGTTTCCATTCTCACCGCATGAGAAGCAAATATAAAGACCACTAGATTTATCAATTTCACAGGCTGGTGTATTTACATTATAGTGAAATGGACAGAACAATAGATAATGAGTGTCAATCTCTCCACCGACCCTAATATTACAGGTGGATAGAATGCTTCTTATTTGTTCTTCTGAGTAGAATTCTTTGGTATTAGTTTGTTTAGCGAAACCCCGTGATAGCATTTTGCCTTAGCCCTTCCTACAAATACTCCGTGCATTGATAGCAGAAATTGATATCCACCACCATCATCATATTCTAGACTAAAAGCAGGCTCTATGTCAAAGTGTGGAACATATCCTTTTGAGTTCATTATGCTAACTAAGCCATGTTCAAATCGGGAACGAATCGACGGGATGTTAGCATCACTATCTATCTTTCCATCTATTTGGAACATTACTATTTTTTTATGACCTACAAAGTTGTTATCCACAAAACAATTATATCAAGTTAAGACAAATCGTTATACTCTTTAAACCTGCCAGAGTCAAAGTCTGCCACTAGGATAAAGTCTCCTAGATAGCCATTTCTATTCTTTCTAAATGCCGCCTCAATAGCGTCACTGTTTTGCTTTCTACCCAACGCTAAAACAAAGTCCGCATCGTATGCAATTTGTTTTGACCATGCAACCTGTCCCAACTGTGGTACTGATTCTAGGTCTGATGCATCATCTGGTGTAGCAGATGCAATAGCAATTACTGGAAGTTCATGTTGAATCGCAAGCATTTTAAGTTCTCTTGAAAGATTCTTAATCTTTACAGTTTCATTGCTAGTGGTTCCAGAGTTATCACTCATCAACTGTAGATAGTCAATAAATACAATGTCTGGCTTGTACTGTTCTATCTTAGATGCAATAAGATTAGGTGTCGTTTCTGATCCAATCTCATTAGAAATGATTTTAAATGGCGGCTTATTCTTTAGTTCGCTATCGGCCCACTGCCTAAAATCATCTTCATTAAGTCTTCCTGCGCTCATAGCGCGGTGAGAAAATTTACCATTGCCAAGGATTGTAAAAATTCTATTGCGTACTTCATGCTCAGTCATTTCTAGGCTAATGACCATTGGAGTTCTTCCAACTTTCCACGCCTGTACTGCAAAGTACAAAGATAGCCAAGACTTACCAATTGCTGGGTATGCCAGAAGCACACCTAGTTGACCCTTTGATATCCCCATTGGAAGACATGCATCAAACGCCGCAATGTTGGTTTTAATACCTACACAACCAGTCTCAGCAGACTCTCGTAGTTTTTCAAAATAAGATATGGCATCATCTACATCTGTAACATCGATATCTCTTGATCTTGCCGTAACTCTAGAAATTGTGGAAATGTCTGATGTTAATTCTTTTAGCGCCTTAGCGGTTTCATTATTCTGTACAAGATTAGCCGCCTTACGCACAGTATTTCTCATTGTTTCATCTAGATATGCTGACCTTAACTTGTCAATATGATAAATTGTTGGTCCAGCATCTACTGGGTCAAAGTCTCTAAACCTAGTAGCAACTAGTTCTGAATCTGGAATCTGCTTTGTTTGTGAATAGTAATCCTTAATGAATCCCCATATATCTTCACAGTACTTAATAAGTTGGTCGGCACCACTATCATACATTGTATGAATATCTTTATTCTTACACAAGGCAGAGATTACCTCTACCTCATCACTGTATGCCATTCAAATACTCCCTAACTAGTTCCTGTGTCTTGATTCTTCTAGACATACGATTCTCTTCATCACGCTTCTTGTCGTCCATCATAGCCTTAATATGGTCGAAATTGAAGAAAAAATATGATAATGGATGCCCGTCTTTACTAGACCTAAAGTAATAATTTAGGCATTCACAAACACAGTCATATCCATAGTCTTCAATGAGTGAGGAGACAGCCCATTTTTCCTTATACTTATTAATGTCTATCTTGTTGCCATACTTATCGGCATAGAGTTTTTGATAAAGATCGATTATAGAGTACTCAAGTTTAAATGATTTAGCCATTTAACTCTTCCTCCACCGCCCTTACTTTTTCTACCAGTTTCTTCTCAACATACGCATACACTCTTTCAAATGCATCGTCTACAGTTTCTTTGTCACGAACGTAGTCTTCTATACCAACATCAATGTGTATACTCTCGTAATTACCAAGGTTCTTTACGAATTTTAATCCCGTCCGTACTCTCGTATAATTCTGTTCCATTTTCTTCATCTTCTCCCAACTCTACTAGGTCTGCAACGCCAAAACCAAATGGTCTTTTCTCTTCCTCAGTCTCTGAGATACCAAGAAGTGTTTTGGCTATATCGTACCATGCGTTTGCAGTCCGAATCAAGCCATCTATATCTTTCATGTCTTTTGCAATCTCTGCACTATCCATAAGACATATGGCTGCTGCTAATAATGCTGAGTCTCCACTTAGACTATCATCATTAATGAATTCAATTAGTTTCTCATGCGGTGTTTTTGGTCTCTTAGCCATTAGAACTCTATTGTCCTCCAAACTGGTATAAATTCTCCATCGTCATTCTGAACATAAAGAACTTCTCTCCTGCCTAGCCTAGCATCTACTTCTTCTTTTGTCACGCTATTTCTTTTAGGAGTTATTGCTCCGTCATTTCTAGGTCTACCAAAATGAACATTGGCAAAAAATTCTTGCAAGTTCAGAATGTCCTCATCCATGAAATACCAATTGCCAAGTTCTCCAGCCTGCTGAGGTCTTGGTAATTCTCCAGAATTAACATATGCCCTAATTCTATCTGGATGCCTATTAATAATTTTGGCGGCTTCTCCGATTGAGTATGCTCTTTTTATATATTGTTTTATTGCTTTATATGGATATCTAACTATTTTGTCTTGCTTATAGTTAAAAGTAGTTATTACATCACCTGGGACGTTAATATGTATTTTGTGATGGAGTTCCCCATTAATAAATACTTTTCTACTATGCTTTTTATTTTTTAAAACCCCATACTGCTTTGATGAAGAAATATTTGTTCCTTTTTGTGAATCCATTTAGCAAACTCTCCACGATTATTTGGATGCCTTAGTGACCATCTATTCCCACAGCATAAACAATATAATTCAACATGGATGCTGCTACCGAAAGATCGGTCAATCATCACTCTGCCCTGACACTTTTTACATATCATTTTAGTTAGTAAATGTCTTTCCATCCACAACACAGGTATAGTCATGAATTTGAATTAATTGAATATGTGGGTAGTCATTAACCACATGCGCGACAGCAAAACCCGCCTGCCAATTCTTTTGAATACTATAGTCCATAGAATCTTCATCACAAAGATGACCGATCTCAAAACCTCTTAGTTCTTGTCCAGTAAGATTATATGTTTGGAAATATGCGCCCATACGATGAGAGTGACCGCGTACCAGAGAAACGCCCCAATTATTAACATCATTACGAACCGATTCTCCTGCATGTTTCGAAATCGACTCTCCATGGTGTGCATACATATCTCCAAATCGTTTTACTGGGGGCTCATTCCAATTGTGCCACTCAAATCCAGCATTGGAGTATTCATACAAAGTATCTGCTGTAACTAATTCTAAGAATTGTGGTGCCTTCTTAGCAAGGTATTCGCCGTGGCGAGTCCAGCCATGATTCCCATCATGAAAATGGCAATCAGCATTGGGTACGATCTTTCTGATATCTTTGAGAAATTGCCTTGTCTCACGAACGCCTCCATCTTCTAGTGAAATTGACATTTCAAGTGGCTTGTCTGCTGCCCACCTACTTGTTGAATCGGCATCGTCAATATCGCCAAGTAGGTCTACTGCGTCTGGCTTGAACCATTTCATTACCTTAAGAAATAATTCTACTTTTCTTGGATCATGCCTAGGAAAGTGAACATCACTTACCATCAGCCATTTTAGATCATTTGTCATTATTACTCCATTATGTCAACTTACTTATTTTTTGATTTGCACTTTTTAGAACAAAACTCCCATGCCGACTGAATATACAGAGGCACAGTGAAGATGTTACCACATCCGTAACATTTTTTGTCAACCTTTATTGGCTGACAAGAAACACTACATCTTGATCTATTTTTTATTACAGTTGGCGATCCATAAAAAACTTTATGACATTTTTTACATTGCTTAGATATCCAATGTGGAAAAAGACGGTATTGTGATACCGTCTTCATCCCATGTGCTTTATCATGTTGCTGTCTGCTACAAACAAACAAATTTTTTATTCTGTTATCATTCTTTATTTCATTTATGTGATGAACAGTTTCCCAGTCATGAAGATTTCTATTTAGATTTTTTTCTACTACTATAATATGCTCATAGTATTTGCCGTTGATAGATTTAGGATGGTTGCTGGCAACCATAACATATCTGGTTCTATCTTGTTGTTCCCTTTCCAATGGCAATATAATTCACCTGTAATTGAGTATTTTTTGCATCAGTTTTAATAACATCAACTCTGCATTCAAAGTTACCCTTGGTCACTGAGCCTATTGATATTGTTGCATATGGAGTTCCAGAAAGATTATTTCTTCTCCCTCTAGTGTCTGCTACTGTTGCAACAATATGTGGAACGTCGCCAAAGTTGGCACCATCAAATTTCACATTGAATTTATTTTCTTGTTTTTCACCAACATCAAAAATTTCTGTACCACACAGTATGATGACTTCACTAAGTTTTTGAAGACCTTTTCCAAATACTTGAATCTTTTGATTTTTTTTATTATCATTAACACTTATACGAGACTCTAAACTAGTTATTCTGTCATAGAGTGATTTTAAAAAATCATAGGTCAGCGGTTCGCCATCAGTTATGGTTACAATATTACTCATCTTCTTGGTTGGCCTCTAATTCAATGATTCTTTGATCTCTAGCCTGAATCTGCTCGGTGGCCTGTGCCTTTAGCACCGCCAACTTTGTCTCATAGTCGCTGGTCATTTGACCAATACGCTGCTGAAGTTCCTGTACGACTAGTTCTAGTGTGTTAGACATTATTGTTCCTTTCTATGATTGACTCCAATTGTAGCACTCTTTGTTTAAGAATGTCAATATCTTTCAGTGCCTCTTTAAATGCTCCTACTAAATAGTAAACAAATGGTTGCTGTGTCAAATCTTGTGGTATTATTTCACCATTTTCATCTACATCGTCTTTAATCCCGCCGACAGCCTCTGGTATATATTTTTGCACCTCATGAGCAATAAAGCCATATGTTTTTCCAGTATTTTCTATATTTTTCCACTCAAATGTTACTGGTCTAAGACTATTGATAATATTAGAAAAGTCTCTTGTATCATCTTCTATGTTTTTCTTTAATCTATAATCTGATGCAGATACTAGAGTCGGCGCTCCAGCCGCTGACGCTACTCTGATAAATCCTAAATCTACGCCATTTCTTTGGAATTC